CCATCAGGGCCGAATCTATTTTTAATAACATGGAATCTACCAGTATTTGCTATCTTGTCTTCTACTTTTCTACTCATACTCATAACAAAATCTGCCGTCATCACTTTACTATAATCCTCTGAAACCTTGTCTGCTCCGATAACCTCTTCCTCAAGTGAACTTCTGTTTGCCTGTGATGCAGTCCATATTGGTATATCAAACTCACCTGCCATACCTCGTAACTCCTCATACACATGACCTATTTGATGTCGTTTCTCATTGAAGTGTTGTGTTGATTTCATAATGTCTGCATAATCAACTAATACCATGTCAGGTTTAATACCTTGTAGTTCACATTGTTGTAAGTGTGCAGTTAAAGTGTTTACACTTGCAGTTCTTGTTGGATAATATTTTATTATCAACTCACCCTTTAACTGACTAATC